CACCCCACACAGAGCCTCCGGTAGCCATCCCGTTACCTTTAACCGTTGGTATAAACCTAACGCTATCAGGTGAGTCAGTGCGGTCTGGGTTAACTTTATTAGAAGTTAAGTACTCCCAGCTAAATATCTCTTTTAGCTTGTTCCAAAAAGACTCAGCAAGCTCAACACCCCAGACTTTAGCTCTTTCAAACGTTTCAACAATGGCTGTCTTCAACTTGTCGTAGTCAATAAAAGCCCAAGCTGCAACAAACGCTGCACCTAGCAGGGCAACTAAACCAACTAGAAGGCCTACTTGAGCACTAGCGCCGAATAGTAATCCTGCAAGTATAAATCTTTGAGCCAAAGCTTGAGCTCCAAAAGCAACCGCAGATGCAGCTATCATGCCTGCTCTAAATATTCCTACTCCAGTATACCATAGGGCTAAAAACGGTAATTTAATAGCAAACACAGCCGCTTTAAACGCTAAAGGTATTGCTTTAGTTGCAACTAAGAACAAAACATTACCTGCGGCTACACCAAGAGCACCACCAATTGCCTGACCTATCGCTCCACCAGATACTTGAGCAAGCATCTTAGAAAAGCCTGTTAAGTCTAGCTTCTCTGCAATTAAATCACCAAGAGCAAAACCTGCAAGAGAGCCTGTTACCGCACCAATAGACTGGCCAACAGCCTTAAAACCTTCGTTAACCCTGAAGATAGAATCGGCAAACTTCTTTTGCTGCCTGTCATCTTTCTCTCGAAGTGCTCTGGTTTTCTTTCGGTAAGCAGCCTCTTCTTTATTAAGCTCTTTTCTTTCATCTTGATACTTCTTATCAAAAGCCTTAAGCTCTTTCTCAGTAGCACCGGCCTTAACCATCTCCCTTCTTTGGTTCTTGTAGACACCAGCAGAAGCTTCAATTTCAGCAGTGAAATCCTCTAGAACTGATCGAGCTTTTGCAGCACGAGAAGCAGTACCTACAACAGGCAAACTTGCCATGCCTCTTTCAGTTACTGCTGCACCTATATCCCCAAACATAGTGCCTATCTTAGCGTAAGGTATTTGCGTAAGCATTTTAAAACCGCTAAATACTGCTAAGGCAGCTACAGCGGCAAAATCTAGATTCTTAGTCAGATAATCGACTGTTGTTTCTAAACGACTTTTATTACCACCGCTAGTGTCTGTAAGGAACCCTTTAATGCCTGAGAAGACTGTAGAGAGGGTCCCGGGTATAGAAGACTGATTAATCCCCATTTTAATGTTTTCTACGATGGTGTTAGACTTTTCTCCGTCTGTGTCTAAACTTACTGCTAGGCCCTGAAGTCCAGCAAATAACTGGAAAGCTGTTGTAAAAGCACTTACTAACGCAGGAACTAGCTTAGCGACCCAACCATAAAGAGGGATTGCTAAAAATGCAGTTGCAACTACTACGTTAAGACTCCTTTCTAGCTCTCTAAGAAATACTTCGGCCAACGGCTTACCTGACTTGCTAACATCAAGCTCTGTTTCAAAAGTGAAGAGTCGTTTAGTGTTTCCTATGGGGTCTTTGAAAAAGTTTTCTAACTTCTCAAACCCTCGAGTTGTCATCTCTCTTATAGAGTCGTCTACAAGGAACATCAGGCTTGCCCACCAAAAGGCTGCACCAATAAAGAGAGTTTTAAACTCAGTAATCATTCCTAAAGAAAACAAGGAGAAGAAACCTAGCGCTCCAAATATTACTGGAGAGTACTCAATAATCTCGTTAACCATATCTTTGAAGATAGAGTTACCAATTACTTTCATATGCAAGTCTTCAAAAACTTTTACAATTTCGTGCCTAAAATTCCAGAATAAGCCTATAGCACCCATAATATGAGGGGAGTAGTCAATAATGCCTTTAATCATGTCTTTGAAAATAGAATTGCCTATTACAGTCATGTAAAGGTTGTAGAATATATCTTCTACCTTTGAAGCAAAAGAAGAAAACGAAGGTATAGCATCAAAAATAGCTTTAGTTGCTGAGCCAACTTTATCTGTCATTTTAATAAAGCTGTCAATTGCACCTGTGCCTAAACTACTAAAGGTTGTCTTTAGCTGAATTCTAAATAAGTAGAAATCATTTAAAACTATTCTGAGTGATACACCTATGTTGTTCAAAACGTCTTCTATAGTTTCTGATAAATCAAAAAGACCGTTCTTTAGACCCCCTTCCCCTTTCATTGATCTTGCAATAGAACCAAAACCAGCTTTAAAAGAGGTTGCAATACGTTTAAACAGTTGAGAGTATGTAAAGGATAGCCCACCAAATGCTTCGTCAGTTTCTGCTTTAACTTCTCTTAGCGCTTGAAGAATATCGTTAGAAGATATCTTACCTGCCTTGCCCATAAGTATGAGCTCACTTCTGCTCTTGTTAAGGCTTTTAGATAAGGCATCCATTAGCATTGGCATACCTTCCATTACGGAATTTAGCTCGTCACCTCGTAAAACACCTACTGACAGAGCTTGCCCAAGCTGGAGCAAAGCCCCCTGCATTGATGCCATAGAGTTTCCTGAAAGAGAACCCATCTTTATGAGTGTTTCAGTAAACTGAACAGATTCTTTGTTACTAATATTTGTTGCCTTTGAAAGCCTAGAGTATAAGTTAGCTGCTGTTTCTACATCGTTACCTGTAGCTACTGCTACTCTCCTTAGAGCAACAAGTGTCTTTGTAAACTCTCTTGTGTTTCCTGTTACTACTTTAATTCGGTTGCTTACTCTAGTAGTCTTATCTAAAGCCCCAGCAACTTGAGTTATACCTACGGCTGCTGTAGCTAAGGCACTAAAGGCAACAGCAAGGTCTTTAGCCCCCTTCGCTGCCCCTTTAGTTGTCTTGTCAATATTTGCTACTGACTGCTCTAGAGAGTTAACATTTTTTTCTGCTGTTTTAGTGTCAGCAGTAAATTTTAATCTAATAGCCATTATAGTTCATCCATCTTTATAGTCTCAAATAAAACCCCTTCGATATTGTAGTTCTTAGACAATACAGTCTGTTCTACAAATCTAGCGGGAGCCTGTTTAGATGAACCTTCATTTAGAGATTCTATGTATGGTGTTCCATTCGTAATGTACAAAGGAGTAATGCTTTCTTCGCTAGGAGCGCCTAGTAGATTAGAAGCGCCCTGCCCATTACCAATGAATTTGTTTTCTTTCTCAGTCAGAATCCAAGAATTTCGAGCTCTACCTGTGTCTACGGGTGTAGCCCTTTTTAAAGCTTCTAGCGTGTCAAAAGCTTGCAGAGCATTTAGTTGATTTATGGTCTTATTAAACTCTTTGTCTGCTGTTTTAAGATTCTCGGGAACTCCAAGTAATTTTATAGAAATCATAACATTTCCTTACTCGGAGACCCGAGGTTTCTATTTTTATTTTGTGATGTCAACTTCCCAACCTGTATCAGACATGATCTTATTAAGGAAACCGGAAGATATAAGCTTGTTAGCGTCATTCTCAACTGACTCATTCTCAATCTCCTCTTTGTCTCTCTCAATTGCCATAAGACTTTGGAATACTTCGTGGGGCTTAGCCTTAACACCCTGTGCTGATAACAAGTAGTGTATTCTAAGATCTTCTCTCCAGCCTAAAGGCCTTCTCTCAAAATACTCAAACCAGTCTAGCACTTCTGAATGTGGCCAAGACCTTAATTCTGGGACCCTTCGCCCCAAAGTTAAGGCTAGCTCATGTAGGAAAAGATCTTCACTTGAAAGTCTTTTCTTTAGTCGTTTCCCACTTCTTCCTCAGCAGATAAGCCGTTAAATTTAAGAATGTGCTCGGTCAACTCTTTAAGCATAAGAGGGGGAAACTTTTCAATTTGCTCGTCAGTCACTTCTTCAAACTCTACAACACCAGTTCTGAGCAAATTACCCATAGCAACTCGGTTAGTATCCATCTCGTCCATGTCTTCCATTTCTTTTGCAATTTTAGAAAACTTAGCGACAGTACCATAAGAAAGCTCGTTAAGGGTTAGTTCTTGACCTCGAAAGGTGATTTTCTTATCTTGTTTAGTTTCATCTAAAAACTTATCAATATCCATAGCCATTTTTATGCTTCCTCATTGTTATTAAACAGGTGATTGTTATGTGTTTC